AGGGTAGCTTCCGATATTCCTTCCAGTTGAGCAACCGCCGTGACGGTCATGTTGTAAGGTGGCAGTAATTTAGCCAGTGCTGCTGATTTTCGTTCGGGCGAAATGCGTTTCATGGTGTTTCCCCACCGCCCCATTAGCGTTTTTGATGGGGGTGACATCTATCCTGACAGAGGGGGTGTTTAAGACGCTGGCATTTGGAATATCTATCTGTTTACTATCCCTAAGCGCTATTGCAGATAACATTCCGTCTGAAAAGGTTTTAACCGAAAGGTTTGAGCAAGCAGGGATTGTAAAGAATGACCAGTGGGTTAAGAAAGGTGATGACAAAAGCAACTGGAAAACATATAGAGCCAGTGGGGATTTGTTCTATATGTATGACTCTCGATTCGGGGCTGCGTTAATTAGTGAAAAAGAACCGAGTAAAGAACAGGTTGATGCATCTTTGTTATCATGTTTGGCTATTCCAGCTATAGCGTTTGACGGACTAAGCGTGGAAAGGAAGGATAAAGCGCTGGCCACTATCAAGACCGCTTATCTAGAGCCTAACGAGTGGAGTGAAGATGTAATTGATGGGTTGATGTTTAAAGTGAAAAAAAGCACTTTAGGAGGATACCCAATACTTTATTGTGACGTAGAGTCGTTTAATACGTGGGATTGAAAAATAAAGTTTTACATTGAAGCCGGTAAATCCGGCTTTTTTTACGCCTGCCGCACACTGAAAAAACATGGGAATTAAATCCCGTCCATGTCTTTTCAGAGGTGCAAATGAGTATTCAATACATCCCCACGCCTGCGTTTACCCATGCCTGCGCATTCGTCCTGGGCAAAGAAGGCGGCTATGTTAATGACCCCACCGATAACGGCGGCGAAACCAAATACGGCATTTCCGATAAACGGGATGGTGTAGCTGACGGTATGACCGACGTTAACGGCGACGGTAAGCCCGACACCCGCATTAAAGATTTAACCCTCGAACAGGCTAGCCAGATTTATTTCCGCGATTACTGGTATCCATCATATTGCCCAGAATGGCCGGATGGCATTTCGTTGCTTGTGTTTGATTCCGCCGTCCAACACGGTGCCAAAAAGGCCATTTCCTTGCTGCAAGATGCGGTGGGTGTTACGGCTGATGGCATCGTTGGCCCTAAGACTAAAGCCGCAGTATTGGCCGCAGATCCGGAATGGTTGCTGACCCGTTACCTGCTGCGCCGCGCCCGCTATTACGCGGAGATCATCAAGGGCAATGCATCCCAGGCCAAGTACCTGAATGGCTGGTTTAACCGCCTGGATACCGTGACGGATGCGGCATGGGAGATTGTCGGCGGTTCTGTATCGGTTGCCCGGAGCTAAACCATGGGCAAGGGCTGGGATGAGTCAATGCGTGCCGGGCGGCGTGACCGCATCCGTAAAGAGGTGCTGCATCGATGCGCCGGTGGCCCCAAACCTGAACCGCTGGATTACCGGGGATGTGATGGGACTCATCGCAGCTTTTACATGAAGGGCTGGGAGTCCGTCAGCCCGACAGATATCGCCTGGCAGTGCCAGCGCTACAAGGAAAAATACTGTGTCGAAAACAAAAAACGGGGGGTGGTGTAAATGGATCCGATAACCCTGACCACGGTAGCCAGCGCCGTTCTGAAAGCTGGCCCCTCCGTGCTGCGTACCGTTGGCGGCTGGTTCGGCGGTGATACCGCTAAAACGGCTGAGTCGGTGGCGGGAATAGTGGAAAACGTCAATGGTGCGGTGAACCCGCAAGACCAGCAACGCGTGCTGGAACAAAAGCTGGCGCAGCTCCCCGCAGAACAGCTTGTTCAGTTGGAAACGTTAAAGGTGCAGCTCCAGCAATTCCAGCTCGAACGTGATAAGGCGGTGCTGGCCGACCAGCAGGCGGCGCATCACGAACAACAGGACACTATCCGAAATGGAGATAACGCCGTGGATGAATATGTGCGGCGTACCCGCCCCTTAATGGCCCGGCTGTCGCTGTACAGCTCCGTGCTGTATGTCCTGCTGATGGCCATCGGGCAACAGGCGGCCGCCATTGCCACCGCAGCAGGCCATCCTATGACGATGCCGGAGCCGGATTGGGATATTGCCCTGATGTTGGCTACCCCTGCGCTGGGCTATTTAGGGTTCCGTACGCTGGATGGGTTCGCCCGTTACAGCAAATCCAGTAAGCACAAACTGCCGGTGGTTACTAAATGAGTGACTTCTTTGACCGCGCCAGCGAACTGGAAACTGCCACCCGTGAACGGGCGTTAAAGGCCCATCAAAGCCGGGTTAAAGAGGCACCAATTGAACCCGGTTATTGCAATGACTGTGGGGCCGACATCCCCGCCAACCGCCTAGCGGCCAACCCGGATGCCGTTTGTTGTTTCACCTGTCAATCAATCCGAGAAAAACGGGAGGCCCAGCGTGGATTGGGAAGTCGTTAAGGGAAACTGGGCCATCATCTGGGCGCTGTTTATGTCCGGCATCAACCTGATTCAGTTGCTACTGGCAAAGACGTATGTGAAGCGCGAGGAACTAGACGCATTTCGCGCGCGTATGCAGTCGATGGAGAACACAATTTCAGGATTGCCTAGCCAAAAAGACCTGCACCAGTTGCAGCTCGAAATGAGCAGCTTACGCGGTGATTTGCGGGAGCTTGGCCCCGCTATTCGCCAGGTGAAACACGTCAGCGATCTACTTTTGGAAAACGAATTGAAGGACAAGTGAGGCCATGGCCATGCGTGAAATTCTTGATAGCGACCAGCGGCTGGTGATCCTGCGCTCCCTGGTCGAATGTGGCGACAGCGCCAACGAGTCGATATTGCAGGACTGTGTAAAAGCCTATGGCCACCGCGTTTCCCGTGACGCGGTGCGCACGCATTTAGCCTGGCTGGCTGAACAGGGCCTGGTGAGTCTGGTCGATGTTGCCGGTTGCTATGTTGCGACGGTAACCGGGCGCGGGGCCGATGTGGCCGACGGGCTGGCCGTTGTGCCCGGCGTGAAAAAACCACGGCCACGGGGGTAACTATGGCTAAGGCGAAACCGTATACCTGCGCCGCCAGGAATGTTTTTCACAAACTGGCCGCCGTCATGGTGTGTATGGAAATCGAGAAAGAGGTCATCGCGCCCGCGTACGAAAAAGCTGGCAAACCGTATGACCCCAAATCCCCCGATAGCTTTACTAACACGTTCCTGAACAACAACGCGGAATACAAACGCGCCTGGGAAACGTTCGCGCGCGCTATCAAAAAAGAGCGCCGCAGCCAGTTGGAAATGGCAAGGAGTAAGCATGGCCGATGAAAAACCCACCCGTGGCCGCGCGTCAAAAGTTGACCTGTTGCCCGATAACATCCGCGACCAGCTTCACCAGATGTTGCGTGAAAAGCGTCACACGCAGGAAGAGATCCGCGCCGCCATCAATGAGCTAATCGACAGCCATAACCTGCCGGAAGACATGCAACTGAGCCGCACTGGGTTGAACCGCTACGCCAGCCGCATGGAAGCCATCGGATCCAAAATCCGGCAATCACGCGAAATGGCCGAGATATGGGCCGCCAAACTGGGTTCTGCGCCCACGTCGGACGTGGGCAAGTTGCTGATGGAGTTCGTGAAGACGTTGGCGTTTGAAACGTCCATGTCGCTATCAGAAGAAGATGGCCCGGTTGCGCCAAAGGCGTTGGGCCAGTTGGCGCTGGTCGCGCAGCGTATCGAATCAGCGCAAATGGTCAGCCACAAACGCGAGAAAGAAATTCGCCTGGCATTTGCGGAAGAAGCCGCAGCAACGGCAGAGAAAATTGTTTCACAAGCGGGGTTGTCCGCTGATAAGGCGGCCGATATCAAGCGGCAAATACTGGGGATTGCATGATGTTGATAGGCAGTTTAAACGCTATTGCAGCGACGGTTAACGGTGGGGAGGACTTCGACGAAAATGAAGTCCTCCTTGGCTATCAGCGCCGGTGGATCGCCGATGACTCCCCGCTAAAAATCGCTGAGAAATCGCGCCGTACCGGTATCACCTGGGCGGAAGCCGCCGACGCATCACTGACGGCGGCCAAGGCAAAATCAGCCGGTGGCACCAACCACTTTTATGTTGGCTCCAACAAAGAGATGGCGCGCGAGTTTATTGATGCCGCTGCCATGTGGGCCAAAGCCTATGACCTGGCCGCTGAAGATGTCTGTGAAGAAGTTCTGAAAGACGACGACAAAGACATTTTGACGTTCGTGATTTATTTCTCAAGCGGCTTCAAAGTACAAGCGCTATCCAGCAACCCCAGCAACCTGCGCGGGATGCAAGGCAATGTGACCATTGATGAGGCCGCATTCCATGACCGCCTTGCGGAAGTGCTCAAGGCCGCGCTGGCCCTGACCATGTGGGGCGCAAAAGTGCGCCTTATCAGCACCCATAACGGCAGCGATAACCTGTTTAACGAGTTGATCCAGGACAGCCGCGCCGGGAAGAAACGCTATTCAGTCCATACCATCACCCTGGATGATGCGTGCCGTGAAGGGTTGTACAAGCGAATTTGCCAGGTTAAGAAGCGGGAATGGAGCCAGGAAGCCGAAGACCAATGGAAAGCCGATCTGCTGCGCGATACCGCCACGCAAGACGATGCGATGGAGGAATATTATTGCGTGCCGAAGAACGGCAGCGGCACCTATCTGCCGCGCTCTATCCGTGAACGTGCAGCGCGTGGCGATGGCCCCGTTCTGCGCTTTACCGGCACGGCGGCATTCAATGAATTGCGGGAAGGCCAGCGCGCCCTGGACATGCAGGAATGGTTGGAAACCACCGTGCTGCCGGTACTCAACCAACTGCCCAACAAGCGCCACGCGCTGGGGGAAGACTTTGCCCGCTCTGGTCACCTGACAGTATTCGCCCCGATCACCATTAACGACGACACCACGCGCACGGTGCCGTTCCTGGTTGAGTTGGCCAACTGCCCCTACAAACAGCAAGAACAGGCGCTCTATTTCATCTGTGACCGGCTGCCACGCCGTGACGGTATCAAGCTGGATGGCCGGGGCAATGGTAACTACCTGGCCGAACAGGCGGCCGAACGCTATGGCGATGAAGTCGAAGTGGTGATGCCATCGGTTGCCCACTACCGCGAGAACATGCCGCGATTTAAAGCGGCGTTTGAAGATGACGAACTGGTGGTGCCCAAGCATGAGGATGTGGTTAACGACCTGGGCCAGATTGTTGTGCTGCGTGGTGTTCCGGGTATTGATGACCGGGAGAACACCGGCAGCGATGGCCACAAACGCCACGGCGACAGCGCCTATGCGATATTCCTCGCGTACCTGGCCAGCAAAGAAGACTGCCGCCGCTATGAGCTGCACAAGATAACCCAGCCCGAACGGCCGGACGAGCGTGAAGAACGCCGCCAGGTGCGTATTACCCGTGGGCTGAAGAACCAACGAGGGCTACTGTAATGAGCAAGAAAGCGGGAAAGCGCCGCAAGTTGAATCATCCAGGCACAGGTAAAGCGGTGCAGGTCACTACCGACGAACTCCAGCAGGAACAAACGCGCGCCCGCGCCACGGGTGTGCGCCGCGCTAATGCCGGTATCAGTGTGGCCAGCACGCTCACACCCCAGCGGTTGGCGGGCGTACTGCGCAATGCAGCGGACGGCACCGCGCTGGATTATTTCATCCTGGCCGAGGAAATGGAGGAGCGCGATCTCCACTACTCAAGCGTACTGCGCACACGTAAATTGACCGTAGCCAGTATTGAGCCAACGGTTGAAGCGGCCAGCGACGATACCCACGACATTGAACTGGCCGACGCGGTGCGGGTAATGATGGAGCGCCCGCAAATCCCCGAACTGATGTTCGATTTACTGGATGGCCTGGGAAAAGGGTTGGCGGTGGTCGAAATTCTGTGGGACACCAAGACCCTGCCCTGGATGCCCCGCGATTATTCCTGGGTTGATCCCCGCTTCCTGAAAGTGGACAAAGACACGTTGCGCGAGGTGCGCGTGTTAACGGAGGCTGAGCCGTTCGACGGGGAACCCCTGGCCCCGTACAAGTACGTGCTGCATCAACCCCGGCTGAAGTCCGGCCTGCCATTGCGCAACGGGCTGGCGCGCCTGGTGGCGGTGATGTACATGCTGAAATCGTTCACCGTGCGCGACTGGTGGGCCTTTGGTGAAAAATTCGGCCTGCCGATCACCGTCGGTAAATACGGCAACAACGCCACCGACGAACAAATCCAGACGCTGGTTAATGCTATCTCCACGCTGGCATCGGATGCCGGGTGTGCTATCCCTCAATCCATGCAGATTGAGATGCAGGAAACCGCCAGCCGCCAGGGCGGTGGCGCACTGTTCGAGAGCATGGCCAAGTGGTGCGATGCCCAAACCAGTAAGGCGGTATTGGGCCAGACCATGACTACCGACGACGGCAGCAGCCAGAGTCAGGCCAACGTCCATGACCGGGTACGCATGGACATTGCAAAATGGGATGCGCGCCAGCTTGAAAACACCCTGAATGAGTTTTTGGTGCGGCCGTTCGTCATACTCAACTATGGCGAGCAGGAAAATTATCCCAAAGTCTGCCTGCGCCTGAGTGAGCCGGAAGATTTAAAGGCGCTGGTAGACGCGCTGGTGCCGATGATTGACCGTGGCATGAAGGTGCAGATGTCTGAAGTGCGTGATCGGTTCGGCCTGTCTGAGCCGGAAGATGGCGCGGAAACATTGCAGCCCGCCGGAGCGGCCGCCAGTGGTTACGCGATGGTGCCGGCAATGAACCGGGCACAAATCGCCCTGAACCGCCAGGACGCTCCCGATGATATCGACCGCTTAACTGATGATGGTATTGGTGACTGGCAGCGCCTGGGAACGGCGTTCACCAGCCCGGTGTTGGCATTGGCCAATGAGGTGACCAGCTACGAAGAATTCCTGGCCCGGTTGCCGGAGTTGCAAGACAGCCTGGACGCCGGTGAATTCGTTGACCAGTTGGCGCGGCTATGTTTCCAGGCGCGCGCATTGGGGGATGTGAGCGATGTCTGAAAAAATTAAGGAGGCGATGGTGTTGAGTTCGACTAAAGAACACCTGGCCGCGTTAGTGAATGACCCAAAGCACTTGCGGAATTTAATGGCTCTGTGGCCAGAAAATCACTTGATATATCAGTTGGCAAAAGCACTCCTGGAAAAGCAGCCGCCATTTACACCCGCCAAGGGGCCGAAAATCCCCCCGATGGCTCGCCGCGTCGTTCTATCTGTGAAGGAGGTGGCCGATGACTGATTCCATCCCCAAAGAAAAACATGCAGCGACTAAAATTTTGCAACTGGCTGTCACCGGCGAATATTTTGATGCGATGAAGAGCGGTGAAAAAACATTCGAGTTCCGGCTCCAGACGAGTTACTGGCGTAAGCGACTGGAGGATAGAGAATATGACACGTTAGTTATTACACGCGGATATCCGCGAAAAGATGATGCGTCTCGTCGTCTTGTAATGTCTTACCGTGGTTACGAAAAACAGGTCATCACACATAAGCATTTTGGTACTCACCCAGTGAGCGTTTTTGCTATTCGTATTGGTGAATTGCATGGCTGATAAAATCCCCGATATCATCCCTAAAGAGTCGCTGGCCTGGTTCAAAGCCAAGAAGCTGCAACCGGGCTTTGATTACCGCGACGTGTGGCTGGAAGAACACAGCGCCGCGTTTACCGTGGCCAAGATGACCAACCTTGATTTGCTGAATGACGTGAAGGAGCTGCTGCGCGACGCACTGGAAACCGGCCAGACGTTTCGGGAATTCCAGAAGGTGCTGGAACCCATGCTGGTGAAGCGTGGTTGGTGGGGCGTGCGTGATATGGTTGACCCGCTCACCGGCGAAAGCCAGCCGGTGCAACTTGGCAGCGATAGCCGGTTGCGTACTATCTACAATACCAATATGCGCACCGCCAGGGCGGCAGGACAATGGCAGCGTATCGAGCGCACCAAACGCGCCATGCCCTATCTGATTTACACACTAGGGCCATCCAGGGAACACCGGGTTGACCATCTTAAATGGGCAAACACCTGCTTGCCTGTCGATGATCCATTCTGGCTCACTCATACAGGCCCCAATGGCTGGGGCTGTAAATGCGGCGTTCGCCAGGTCAGCAAGTACGAATATGACCAGATGGTGAAGAACGGCGTGACGGCCACGGAGCCGGTATATGAAGATGGCCAGCCAACCGGCCAGGTGACCCGCACCAAAGTACCGTTGAAGACCCAGACCCCGCCGGTCAAAAATGTGAAGTGGTTGAACAAGCGCACCGGTGAAGAAGAGACTATCCCGGAGGGTATCGACCCCGGCTGGAACTATAACCCCGGCATTAGTCGCACCGCTGCGCTGGAGCGCCAGCTCAAGGCCAAGCAAACGGCATTCGATGCCGACCAGTAAGATGCTGCTTATCTCTTCCTGAAACCGCCATAGTGACGTTATCGCGGTATGTGATACGATGGCGCGTGGAAAAATTGTTAAACGTTTCTGCGCGCTTTTAAACGTGTTTTAAACGCGGTTGCTTCCCTCACTTAGAGGGAAAGCGGTTAATCTGCCTATTCCCTCCCTTCAATTCACACTGTCTGCATGATTTCTTATGCGGATTTTCCCCATGCCTGCTGAACTGTTGGCGCTCTGTTTTGAGCTGCCAGATTACATTGATAACAAAGTGCCCGACTGGTTGCCGATGCTGCCGATTGGCCCGTTCGCTGGGCGTGATGGCCGTTCGTGGGTAAACAACGAGCCGGAAGCCGTGATTGCCAAATCACTGCAATACAGCCATGTGCCGTTCGATATCGAACACGCTACCGAAATCAAAGGCCCGAAAGGGGATGACGCTCCTGCCTACGGCTGGATTGAAGAGCTGAAAATTCAGGGCGATCAGATTTGGGGGCGTATCGCCTGGAACGCTGACGGCCAAAATCTCATTCAGGGGAAAAAGTATCGCTACTACAGCACCGCCTTCTATTTCACCGCTGACGGCCAGGTGACGCAGTTGTCCAGCGTCGGCCTGACCAACAAACCCAATTTACTCGTACCAGCCCTAAACTCGGAGAACACCCTCATGAAACTGCCTGAACTCATCGCGGCAGCGCTGGGCCTGGGTGCAGATGCCACCGTTGAAAGCGGCGTCACTGCTATCCAGGGCCTGAAGAGCGCTGAAAAAGTGGCCCTCAACCGCGCAGAAAACCCGGACTTGACCAAGTTCGTGCCGAAGGAAACCCATGATTTGGCACTCAATCGCGCGCAAACCGCCGAAGAAAAGCTGAATGCCATCGCGGTGAAAGAAGCCGAAGGCCTGGTGGATGCGGCGATTGAAGCCGGCAAGGTCGCCCCGGCGAACCGTGAAATGTACCTGGCCACCTGCCGCAGTGAAGAAGGCCGCAAGCAGTTTGCCGACTTTGCGAAAGCCGCACCGGTGATCGTCAACAACGACCCGGCGAAAAAGCCCAAAAAACCGAACCAAGAAAACCAGGAGCTGACCGACGTGGAGCTGGCGACGTGCCGCGCCATGGGGATCAGCAAAGAAAACTTCCTGGCCGCGAAAGCTAAACAAGAGGAACAGCAATAATGGCGACCCCATCCGCAGAAGTTCTACACGCGCTCACTACGTCTCTGAGCGCCGCCTTTACCGCCGGGCTGGCTGGTGTTACGCCGCAATACCTGCGTATCGCTACCGAAGTGCCGAGCAGCTCCGCATCAAACACCTATGGCTGGCTGTCCGATTTGCCGGGGATCAAGGAGTGGGTTGCTGAACGTCAGCTCGCCGTGTTGAGCCAGCAGGGTTACACCATTTCCAACAAGACCTGGGAAAGCTCTATTCGCGTCAAGCGGGAAAACATTGAAGATGATCAGATTGGGCAATATAGCGTAATTGCCCAGGCATTCGGCCGACAGGTTAGTGAGTTCCCGGATACGTTGTCATTCCCGTTGCTGGTCGCCGGTTTCAATACAGAGTGTTTTGATGGCCAGTATTTCTTTGACACCGACCACCCTATGGCGGGCGGGACTTACAGCAATATCGTGGGTGATATTGCTACGGATACCGGCGAGCCGTGGTTCCTGATTGATGAATCGCAGGTGTTGAAACCCATCCTGTACCAGAATCGCCGCCCGTTTAAATTCGTTTCGTTGGATGATTTCGGTAACGAACATACGTTCCTGAATAACGAATTCCTGTACGGCGTTGATGGTCGCTGCAACGTTGGCTTTGGTTTCTGGCAGACCGCTGTTGGCTCCCGTGCGCCACTGACTGTGGCGAACTACGAAAAGGCCGTGGAAATTCTGGAAGGTATGCAGCGTACCGATGGCAGCCCATTGGGTATCACACCGACCACGCTGGTTGTAGGCCGTAAAAACCGTGCGCCAGCGAAACGGGTTATTGATGCGCAGCTGGTCGATGGCGGGGATTCCAACATCTACTACAAAGACGTAGAGATTGTGAACAGCCCATTCATCACGACCCCAGCGGCCGCTGGCGGCTAAGCACGATTAACCGTTGTTAACCTGACTTTATCGGGTGTTTAAACACCCGATAAATCTACCCTCAAGAGGATGGATGATGAGTGGAAAAGAAAACAAAGCAGCGGGTAAGCAAGCCACTAAAGGTGGCTCTGGCACGGGCGACGCGTCGCCGGTGGCACCGGTTAATGCACCTGACGATTCGGGATCTGAACTGCCAGTCGCACTGTCGGGGCATTACGTTGCGGTGGTTGCGCCATCCGACGGTGTGAATCAGCCCGTATCAGCCGCGCCAGACGCGCAACCCAGCGGCACCGGTGACGCGGTAGAAGTGCTGCTGGTGAAGTCCGTCAAACCCAACGGTTTTTATCGCGCTGGTCGGTTCTGGCCGCATAGCGGCGTGCATGTGTTCGTCAGTGACGACCCTGATGGCGATAACGCCGAAAGCGTGACCGACGACGGTATACCGGTTCAACCCTTTATCAGCCGCGCCGATGCCGCCCGGCTGAAAGCAGAGCCGCAACTGCGCGTGACGGTTGTCGAAAGCGTCACGGCTGAAAGCCAGGGGGAATGATGAGCTACGCCACCCGCGATGATTTGTTGACTGCCGACGGCTCATATCTTTGGAACGTCGCCATCGACAAGAACACCAACCAGCTCGATGAAGTGGCGATTGCACAGGCGCTGGAAGACACCGACGAGGAAATCAATTCGTTGTTGTCGCGCCGGTTCAAGCTGCCACTCGAGACGGCGGTTCCCCGCATTCTGAACCGGGTGGCGATTTCTATCGCGTTTTACTGGCTGGCTGACCGTGATAACCAGGCCACCGAACTGGTGACAAAGCGTTATGAAGACGCGATCAAGACGCTGAAGGAGATCGCCAGCGGCCAGCGAAATCTTGGCCTGGCCACACTGGAACAACCAACCGAAGGCACCGGCGGCAAGCTCATCATGGTCAACGAAAACACTCGCCTGTTCACCCGTAAGAATATGAAAGGCGTGCTCTGATGGGCATACAGGTTGAAGTGCTTGGCGCTCAAAAGCTGGCCGATATCCGGCGGGCGATGGAGAAGCTGGCCGATAGCAGCCTGCGTGCCGAACTGCTGGAGAGCATCGGCGCGGTGGCGGAGTCACAGACCCGCCGCCGCATTTCTGATGAAAAAGAATCACCGGGCGGTATTGCCTGGCAAAAGTGGTCAGCGGGCTACGCCAAGACCCGCCACGGCAATCAGAGCCTGTTGCAAGGCAACGGCGATTTGCTGGATAGCGTCACATACGTGGTCGAGCGGGACAAGGTGCATGTGGGTACGCCGCTGGAGCATGGCCGCGTTCACCAAGAAGGTTTCGCCGGTAACGTGTCGGTCAGTGCGCACCAGCGATTAATCAAGCAGGCGTTCGGCAGAGTGCTGAAACATCCGGTATGGCAGACCGTCAATGCGCACAGCCGCATGATGAACATCCCGCAGCGCGAGTGGCTGGGCCTGTCGAGCAGTAACAGCGACGAGCTGTTACACGTCATTGGCGACTTTTGGAAAGAGGTATTGCCGTGAGTCAAGAACGTCCGCCCCTGGTCACCGTGGGCAGCACTGTAGCCGCCGCCGAGCGGATTATTGCCTGGCTAAAGCCGGGACTGCAAGGCGATAACCCTGACCAGGTGCGCCTGGTTGAGCGACATATTGGGCAGTTCAACACCCCCGAAGAAGTGAAGCGCCATTTGTCTGACCGGGATGGCTCCATTCGTGTGGCGGCGCTGCGTGTGAGGGATATCCATCATGAGGTGGGTGGCGTGATTGGCCTGGTCACCTGGGCGGCGTATGTGATGGCCACCGACTCCTGGGGCTACGGCCGCGACCTGCGCGCCGAAGTCATGGCGGGCAAGCTGGCCCGCCGCCTGGCCGTAAAAGAGGCGGTCAAGGGCATGGGGGCAGAGCGCAAGGCGGCCGACATTTCCGCCGATAACATCTACAGCGGCAATCTGGATGCGCTGGGTGTGACCATGTGGGTTGTGGTGTGGAACCAGGAATTCAAACTGGATGAAGAAGTGGATATCAGCACCCTGCCTGATTTCCTGACATTGGGGATGACAGCCACGCCACGCGGCGGCGTCCCTGTAATTGAAGGCGTGATCTCCGTAAGAGAACAGGACGATGAAGACAAAAATTCTTAAGCCCAAAAATGGCCTCAAGGTGCGCAAACAAAATGGCGAATACCTGAGCGCCGCCGGTGAAACAATCACGCTCAACGCGTACTGGCTGCGCCGTATTGCCGAGGGCGATCTGGACGTAACTGACGTCGCAGCCCCCAAAGCCGAGGTGGCCACCGAAACCGAAGCCACCCCCACTAAATCCAGCAAAGCGGAGAAATGTAATGAACGCATCCCACTCGTTAAACACGGAGCCGAATGATGGATGGATGAAAGAGGGAAATTGGAAGGTGTGGAGCCTCACAGATTTCCGGCATCATTGTGCCCAATACGGGATGCATAAAGCTCCCTCAGACTGGAGACTCCACAGCATGAAATATACACCGGTTGGCGTTGATATCGCAAAGCATCTGATTCAGGTCCATTTCATTAATGAGCATACAGGAATCAAGAATCTGAGAAATCCACTCAAG